TAGACCCCTATTCTCAATGGCAGAATTCATCGTAAGATTATTTTGATTCATTCCGTTTTCGTTATAGGTAGCCATTCTTTATAAGATATTAAATTTATTATTATATATTAAATTTTTTTCCTCTCTCCAAATCAACGACCGTATTTGATTTGACTGTTTCTAATCCTTTTTACGTGGTTATAAAGAGCATCATATTTGTCGGTCAATTCTTTATTTATATCGTACCATTCACTTATATTACTTAACATCAATTCTTGGTGTCTTTGTTCTTTGTTAGATATCTTTGACTCCCAGATTGTCATTAGTTTTTTCGGATCATAAGTATTTTTAGGATGTTGAGAGAAAAAGAATCTTGGTAGTATTTGTAAATTAATTCTATGTACTAAAACTAATTGAATTGAGTTGAACTCCATCAGTGCATATTCAAATCCTAATTTTTTTAATTCTTCATACATGCCGTTATAATCTACTTTGAGTGATCTGTCTCCATCAAAATCTTCTTCAGTTATGAATTTATCAAAAAGTGCTACTCTTAGTTCTAGTGGTATAAAATTAAAATTGACACAGAAAAGAACTATTTTATTTGAAAATTTTTTATATGATGCTACAAATACTGGGGCCCATTTCATCCAATTCGAGTCATCCTTATAGTGAAAAAAATAAAAACTACCTGGTTTTACATTTTTCACTGGAATGTTTTTAACTAAATCATCAGTTTGTTGATATTTCTCATAAAAAAATATAGAGTTTTTCTTGAAATTATCAGGAATACCATCTCCGTGTACTAGTAAACTTAATCGTGTTCTTTCGGATAACTCACCCATAGTAAAGAGTTTTCTTTTATATATAAAAATAAAAGCTATGCTTAATTCTAAGCCAAATAATAGTAACTACAATCAAGGAAATTACATTCCAAAGTTCAAAGATAAAGTCATTAAACTAAATACACACGGAGGTGTTTATTTCAGAAGTTCTTGGGAAAAGAAAATAATGACTTGGTTAGACCATAATCAGAAAATTACGAAATGGGGAGCTGAGTGTATGAGAATTCCATATCAAATGACACACTTTGATAATGGTGATGCTAAAATTAAAGAACATTGTTACTATCCAGATTTCTATTACGAAATGAGATTAGATGATGGTAGATTAAAACAAGTTGTAGTTGAAGTAAAGCCTATGAAGGAGTATAAAATGGTTCAGGATTTAAATGAGGGTCGATTGAATGTTCCTGATAAAGGATTGAAAAAACTTAAAAACTTTGAGTATGACTTGAAAATGGCTTATAAGAACAAACAAAAGTGGGAGACTATGATATCTTGGTGTAATAAAAAGGGTTATGAATTCATAATCATAACAGAATTACATCTTAAAAAATTCAATGTTTGATAATTATAATTGCGGAAAGTATTATTATAATAACTGGTGTAAGTCTTGCTAGTAATCTGGATAGATTACCGGCCTTGAAGTTTAATATCCATCTAGTTAAGATAAGACTTATCAAGAAAATACTGTAGTATTTCAATTCAGAGAATAAACAAGCTACTAACCAGATATAAAAGAGTAACTGTGATATAAAATATAAATAATCTATTTTAAGATTTTTTTCTCTTTCCAATACTGGTTTATCTAATCTTTTATAGTTAAAAAGGTAATATAGATTAGATAGTATAAATAAAAACGGAAAATATAAAATAATATCACTCAACATTTTTAATATCATTTAATCCAACTAAATTATTGAACTCATATTCTTCTAATTTAAGTGATTTCTTTTCACTTAAAATGTTGTACAGAGTATCTGAGATAAGAACTTCTGAAAAATCACCAACAACTCTAATATATGAATCAGGAACAGTAGTCGGTCTGTTTCTATAAACTAAACTCTTGAACTTAGATAATTCATCTTGTGTTAAGTGAATTGATGCGCCATCAGGTTGAATTTGACTATCAGATGATTCTTCCCAAATCTGTAAAAAGACTTTATTCATAATTGTATTTTGATTATTTTATGTCGAATTTAAACAAAGTTTAGTTTATTATATAGAATAAAAAAAACACTTTATGAAAATTAGACAAGAGTATATTTGGTTAGATGGGTCCGAACCCCAACAACTGAGAAGTAAAACAAAAATTGTAAATGAGGATTCCATTTCAGACAACAATCCTGAGAGTTATTCAATGTGGTCGTTTGATGGTAGTTCAACACTACAAGCTAAGGCTGGTAAAGGAGAAAATACTGATTGTTTACTTAAGCCAGTTTTTGTTGTTAATGATCCATTTCGAGGAGGTTACAATAAATTGGTTTTGTGTGAAGTATTAAATCCTGATGGTACACCTCATATAACAAATCACAGAAGAAAATTGGCAGAAACTGTGAAATCCTTAGGTGTGAACAACTTACAAAAACAAGATTCTCCTTGGTTTGGTTGGGAACAAGAATATACTCTAACTCATAAACCAAATATGCCTTTTGGTGAAGGTATAGGTCTACCATTAGGATTTGAGGTTGGTAAAACTCCAAGAGCTCAAGGTGATTACTACTGTGGTATAGGAGCAGATACTGTTATCGGTAGACAAATTGTAGAAGAACACATGAATATGTGTATGGAGGTTGGATTAGATATTTCTGGAATAAATGCAGAAGTTTTACTTGGTCAGTGGGAGTATCAAATTGGTCCTGTAACTGCGTTAAATGGATCTGACCAACTTTGGATGTCCAGATATATCTTGGGAAGAGTTACTGAAAGTCATAACGTAAATGTATCTCTTCATCCAAAGCCAATCAAAGGTGATTGGAATGGAACAGGGTGTCACGTAAATTTCTCTACAAAAGAAATGAGAAGTGAGGGTGGTATCGATGTCATTATGGAATCTATGGAGAAACTTTCATCTAATCACTTTCAACATATAGAAGTTTATGGACTTCACAATGAACAAAGACTTACTGGTGCACATGAGACATCAGGCATTCATGACTTTAGTTTTGGATTCAGCACTAGAGACACATCAATCAGAATTCCGGCTCAAGCCAAAGTTGATGGATGTGGGTATTTTGAGGATAGAAGACCAGCATCCAATTGTGACCCTTATTTGGTATCAGATAGAATGTTACAGACAATTTATGCTGAAGTTACAACTGAGGTCTAAAATAACTATTAGTCTAAAAAAAACCACTCATTTGAGTGGTTTTTTTATTTTAATATGATTTTAATTATTGCTTTTCTTCTTTTCTAGTGAATATAGTTATAGTAAAGTATTGATATTAGAGTGAGTGTAGTCCCATTCCGTCATTTGACCCCTCTATTGAGATTAGTTTAATAAGATGTTCGTTGTCACCTTTTTTCTTATAAAGTTCGTTATATCCTTTTGCAATACCTCTCTTGAATACTTCTGTGAAATAAGCAAATGCGTTCACAGATTTATCTTCATTAAAGTTGTACCAGTTTTGGAACATATCTAATAATCCTGATTGGTAGCAATCCAACTTATCATCATTAGACCAATATCTCATTTTTTTGATTGTTTTCTTTGCTAGTAGTTCTAGCATTTTTTCTGCATTTCTTGTTAGTTTTCCTTGTGCTTTTGATACGATTATTTCAACGTAGAGGTCTTTGTTATTTAAGTACATTCATTTTAGCTTATTTTTTAAGGATTAAATCCTTTTAGCTATCGATTTCATGTTATATATTTTTATTGTCTAAAAGTTTTTTAAAATAAAAAATCCTCAAATTTCTTTGAGGATTTTTTTAATTTTATTTATGAAAGTTTAACTCTTTCTTTGTACTGTAGTTCTTTAACACCTTGAAGTTCTGCGTCTAAGTGAGTCCTTCTTTTCTCTAAGTTTTTAAGAGCTGTTGTTAAAACTTCTGATTCACCAATCATTTGGATAGAACCTTGAACTTTTTCAATATTGAATTGAACATCCTCTAATTTAAGAGAGATTTCTCTTTCTTTATCTTCAAGCTTTCTTTTAACAATAATTTCTTTACCTAATTTATTTTCGTAGAAATATGTTAAGTCATAATTAAGTTCATTTCTTACTTCATTTACTAATTCAATAGCTGATTCATATTTGAAGAATGAGTTACCATATCTTTCGTCACATCTGTAAAGGTAAGTACTGTTTTTATAGTTGAAAGCAAAACACTCTAAATAAGGATTTACTAAGTTACCTACTTTCTTAACAACATCTAACTCAACAAATTTATCCATGTTTTTAGAAACTTCTTGTAGGACAGGATAGAAGTTTTTATTTACGATTGGAATAATTGGAGATGAGAAAAGTGACTCAAGAGTAGTCTCCTCATTCATTTCGTCATCATTAATATAAAGACCATCTTTTTTAGTTACTGAAAGACCTAATGTTAAGTATTCAGAGATTCTGAAATTGATTCTATCTTCTGAGATAGTAGCATATTTCATAGCCGTTTCTAAAGTTCTCATTGTTCTTAAATCTTCTTCTTCTTTAATATGATTTTCTAAAAGAGTTTTTTCAATATTATTTTCTGTTAAAATAAACCAAGAATCTTTAATAAGTGCAATATGACCATCTTCCACTTGTTCAACGATTGTATAAATAGATTCTCCTTTACCACCTGAAAGAAGATTACTTCTCTTTTCTGGTGATGAAGTCAAATTATGAACAAACAACTTAATTTCTGGAACCCAGTCATAAACTGCTAACTCATTAAGAATTTTTGACATTCTGTCTTGGTCAGAATCTAAACTAATTGTTTGTAACAATACATTGATTGGTTGTCTGTAAAGTTCACCTTGATTTTGTGAGTTAAGAACATTATATAAACTCTTAAGTTCGTATAACAATTCATAGCTTTTCATATCATCATTAAGACCTTCTAACAATGATTTGACTTTTTTGTCGTAAGTAAATACCTTCAGTCTCTCGTTAAGAGAAGTGATAATTGTTTTTTCTGAGTGCTCATTACAAGCATTCATGTGTCCTTCTATGATTACAGCAATCTCTTCTTGGTCAAGTGTAAGATCCTTCTTGAAGTTAAACAATTCGAGTTTAAGATTCTTCATATTTTAAAATATTATTTTTTATTTTACTCTATATATTATGTATAAAAAATGATTTTTTACCATTTTTTGTTTTTATGCATTAGGGTCAATTGGTGGGTTACTTCCGCCATCATTTCCTGAACTTGCGCCATACGGATTAGCGTTACCAAACCTAGACTGTTGTCTTGCTTTAAGAATGTTACTAAACCATCTGGTTCTTTTAGGAGCATAGATAAAGTAGTCTTGATTCGGTGTTGGTGGTCCACCATTCAATCCCGGATTATCATCCGTTGGATTAGAAGAACTTGGGAAGCCTCCAAAACTTGAGGTTCCACCTATAGATGTTGCTCCGATAGGAATTGATGGAATATTTGGTGGAAGAGGCCAATTAAATTCATATGGTAAATCTTCTGGATTCCAAGGTCTTCCTGGGAACGTAAAGTATGGTGGGAGTGGACCTCTTGGATTTGTTCTACCTGGTTGAACTAAGTTTGATATAGCACTATCGATTTCATAAGTATTAGGATCAGTTGGTGGCTCTCCGTATGTAACTGGGTAACCATCTGGATTTACTCTATCTTTTCTAAACGCCGGATAATAAGTCTGAACTTCAAAGCTTGCTTTTAATTCAATATTATTATCAGATGTCAAGTTTTTCTCTCTAGCCATCTGAATTTGATTATTATCTGGCATAAGTATCACTGCGTCAATATTCATAAAGTTATACTCAAAGTACATAAACTTGTAAAGCCAAAGAGTATCCATAATTGCTTGACTACACTTGAATGTGTCAATCTCGGAGGACAACTTTATTGTTAGTTCATAATTAACAGTTATCGGAATGGCTCTAACTTTTGCTAATACTTTTCTAATCTCTACTTCGTTTTCAACAACCATTCTTAACCAAACATTTGGATTGGCAAATTCGTCAGATCTGATATTGAATCCAGTCATTGTCAAATGACCTCTTGGTATAATATCTGTGTTGAGTTCAACAAATCTATTTTCTGATACTATGTCATCTTGAAAAGTGTCTAATAAGAATCTTTCATCTCCTGTCAATGAATAGTAAATAGGCACTTGAACGTAATAGTCACCTTTAGAAAAACGGTTTACCCATTTTATTTGTCCTTCAAGAGTATCTAATACACAAACGGTAAGGTCTCTAAAGAAAACGTCTTCAAAATTAAAATGTTCACCTATCATAATTGTTTTTATTTGTAAATTATATATAAAAACTTTTGTTTCTCATTGAATAAAACAAAACACAATCCAAATCATAAACATGATATGTCAGTTAATAATTTACTTTTATGGGAAAAGTGGCGTCCTAAAAATTTGGACGACTTAATACTACTTCCTAGAATCAGAAATCACTTCAAAGATGGTGTAAGTCAGAATTTTATTTTTTATGGACATTACGGAACCGGTAAAACATCATTGGCAAGAATACTTATTGGTAAATATACGAAGGATAAACCCTTTCTTGAACTCAATAGCTCTCTTTTCACCTCGATTGATGTTTTGAGAAATGAGATAGAAGATTTTTGTAAGTTTACTCCTATGATGTCAACTGAGTCTGATGTTAAATATATCTTTCTTGATGAGTTTGAGAGAGTTTCTGCACAGTTTCAAGATGCGTTCAAGGCGTTCATTGAAAAGTACAACAAGAATGTCAGATTCATAATAACTACAAATCACATCAACAAGATATCCGATGGTATAAAATCAAGAATTCCTCAAATTAATTTTGACTGTCAAAACATTGAAGAGGAAAAATATCTCAAACAAGAAATTTATAAAAGAATCACTAACGTAATTCTTCCCTCGGAAAATTCTACAATTCCAAAAGAAGACTTAGTATCGATTATAACTAAGAAATTTCCCGACTTCAGAAGTATAATTGTCGAAGTACAAAACTACATTTCTTCGGGTGGTAGTCAATCTGAGACCGTAAATGTCTCGACTCAGACAAAGTCAAAACTTTACGAATTAGTAACTTCATCAAACGTTTCTTATGAGCAAACTTATCACTTTTTAATGTCTGGATTTGGACCTGATAAGATTGATGTTATGATACAGCTTCTTGGAAGACCATTTATTGATTGGTATATGTCTCAAAATAAAACTGATGTAGATAAGCTGTTTAGATGTAACTACATTATTTCTGATTATGGTATCAAATTGTCTGAGGTGTCTGATCCGATAGTTCTTGGTATGACTATAGTAGGTAAATTTAGAGATGTATTAAGTTAACTTAGACAGTATATAATTTTATATATACACAAATGGCTAATTTTAATTTCATAGACTTTTATATAGGATATCCCGGTCACCCAAGATTTCGTGATCCTGAGGTTATCGAGGATGATATTGTTAGAGTAATCATACAAAAGTATGAGATGTTAATATTTACTAATAAAGGTGAAGTATTTGGTGACCCTAATTTCGGTGCAGACTTGGTGAGGTTGTTACATGAAACTAAAATATCTAATAGAGCTGTTGAGGCTGAAATAAGAGCACAAATTGCTGATTACATTCCTGAAATAGAAGGAATTGACTTCAATGTTGAGGTCGAGTTTTTTGATCATCCAGACCGACATCTTGAGTACATGATTATTTACTTTACTATAGCTGGTTATCAAGTTTATGCTACTGTGACTTAATATATAGTTAATGTATAAATTATTAACTTTTACACTATTTGAATCATTTATAGATAATGATTTAATATCAAAATCAATTTTTTATAAAGTTCCAGAAGGTGAAAAAACTGTTTTTGGTCCATCGTTTGGTGCTAAAAGAGGTGAAACTAATTTCTATCAGTTAATAATTGATAATAGACCAGTGGTTGAAATCGAAATTAATCCCAATTCAAAATACGGTAAACCTGAAATAATGTCTGCTTACTCATACATCAAAGGACATGGCTTAGGAGAATATCTTGCAAAAAAAGTATTGGATATTTACTTAAAAGATGAAGTATTTGTAAGATGTACAAAAGAAAGTAAAAAATTCTGGCAAAGATGTGGAGCTACCGTAGTTGATTCATCAGATCCATATTTACTACATTTTACTAAGTAATTAAATAGGACAACTTGTTGCTGTGTAAATGAATTTGTAATTTCTTTTTATCTTTACGCCTAAACTCTCAGCTGTTGTTACTATATCCTCCAAACATTCTGAATCTGCACCTCCGACTATTTCGACTTCTCTTCCTTTCAATGAATTTAGTAACTCGTAGAGTTTTTTTGGACAGTGAAACCACACATGCTTGTTATTGATAAATGTTATAATTGTACCTTCTTTTGTTGGAAAAATGTCTCCCTTTTTTAGAGATTTATCTTCTTCTTTTTTACTTATTTCTTCATAAACTGACTTGTCTAGAATTCTTTTGTAGAAATCAGCATCAACATCATAGTTATATCTCTTTTCAATAAGTTCTTTTTGATTTTGAAAATGATAAAGATCCTTGTGTATTGGAATTTCAGGTTCTTCTTCATATAAATAGTCTTTGTCAACTAATTTTCCATCTACATGATTATCCCAAACTTGATATACATTGTTAAAATTTTTACAATGTTTTTTTAACTCATTTAGATACATTTCTGAGAAAAATTTCTTAAATGACTTTTGTACATCGACTATTATCAAAGTATCCTCATTATAACTCTCAAATGTTCTTATGAATCTCATAAACTATATATAAAATAAAAAACCCATCATTTCTGATGGGTTCTTAAAATATCTAAAATAAATTAAGCTGGAAGTTCTTCTTCGCCTTCTTCACCTTGTGCTTCTTCCTCTTCTTGAGCCTGACCTTGTCCTTGAGCCTGACCTTGTCCTTGAGCTTGTCCTTGAGCTTGTCCTTGACCTTGAGCCTGACCTTGTCCTTGAGCTTGTCCTTGAGCCTGTCCTTGTCCTTGAGCCTGTCCTTGTGGTTCTTCAAATTGTCCCTCCTCTGGTTGAGCTTGTTCTTGACCTTGTGGTTGAGCTTGTTCTTGACCTTGTGGTTGAGCTTGTTCTTGACTTTGTGGTTGAGCTTGTTCTTGACTTTGTGGTTGAGCTTGTTCTTGACCTTGAACCTGAACTTGTGGTTGTGTTTGTGCTTGGCCTTCAGGTTGTGTTTGAGTCTGACCTTGAGGACCACCCATTAATGCATTTCCGGGAAGTTTATCAACATCTAGGTTGTTCATGTTTATGTATTTAACAATTTCTTCAGCGATGTCAACATCACCAAAAAACTGACGTAAGTTTTTACCTGTATCATCTTTAACTTTTTTGACATACGCATTAATCAAAGACTGAGGAATATCAATCATTGTTTTAACTTTGTATATATCGTTCACCTGTAAAACAGATTCTCTAATTATATCTTCTCTGTTTTTCTTAAGACGATAATTTTCAAATGTTCTAATATGCTTCATTTTAATTTAGATATTTTTTATTAATTATATATTAAGTATCAAAACTCATTTTTTTCAATTTAATTGACCAGGATTAGACCAAGAATTAAACCAATTATAGCGACGCCTCCACCGACTCCACCCCATATCATTTTACCTTTTAATCCTCTTATTTGCTTGTCCTTTATTTCAATGGTCTCATCTTTAAGTTTTATTTGTTCTGTCCAGAAAGCTTCTTTAATTATGTATTCATTTACTCTTTTTTGTAAATTATCAATTTCTTTATTTTTTACATCAAGATTATCTTTAAGAGTTTTAATCTCAATCTTTTGTAGATCAATAACTTTTTGTTTATCATTAACTGTTTTAACACAGATTGAGTCATATTCTGCTATTTGTTGAGCATATTTTTCAAGTAGTAGTAATAAATCTGAGTTATTGTCTAATTTTTGTGCTTGTTCGATTGTCAAAACGATTACTTTTTGACCTAGTGAATCCACTTCATATCTTGGATATTCAATTGTTTGGGCTGATACTATAACTGAGAATATCAAGAATGTCATTAAAGTGAGTAATTTTTTCATTTTTGAGTTTTATTTTTTAATGAATTTAATAAGTCATCTCCTGTTCTATTTGGTGGATTTTTCTTAAACTCTTCTATTTTATGTTTTGTTTCTTCTAAATCTTTCTTCATTTTATCTAAGTTATTTTTAGAATTAGCCGCATTTTGTTCAGCTATTTTAATTTCAGATTCTAATTTTACAACTTTTTCTTGAAGTGACTTGTCTTTTTTTTCTAATTCAATAAATTCTATTTCCAAATCTTTAATTCTTTTATCAGATGCTTTTTTCTTTTCTTCAAGTGCGTTGTATTCCGCTTCTATTTCTTTCAATCTTTTCTTGAGAGATGAATCTCCACTGAAAAACCACTTGTACCCAAACAGTAAAGAGACACCTAATAAAACTAATATAATAATGGTTTTTATGTCAAATTTCATAGTATTCTTATTTTTTAATATATATAAAAATATATCTACTAACTTTTATATTTTAAAATTTTGATATATATTTGTAGTTATGGAATACAAAAAATTAATATCTTTCGACTTTGATGACACATTGTGTCATACACCTCTACCAGATGATGGAAAAGAAATATGGTTTGAAAAAACCGGAACTGAATGGCCTCATAGAGGTTGGTGGTCAAAACCTGAAAGTTTAGATTTGGAAGTTTTCGACATTCCTGTCAATAATTGGGTTTATCAAAGATATTTAGAAGCAGTCACTGACGAATCGGCTTATATTATATTGGCAACTGGGAGAATAGAACCTCTAAGAAAGGAAGTAGAATTGGTGTTGAATCATCATAACCTTTCTTTTGATGAAGTTTATCTTAATTTTGGTGGTGATACATATTCTTTTAAGACAAGATTATTTGAGAATTTAATCAAAAAAATCAATCCACAAGAATTCATTATGTATGATGATAGACAAGAGCATCTTCCTAAATTTGAAGAATGGGCAAAGACACAACCTTGTGTCGTTACAATCATTGATGTTGTAAATAAAACAACAAAAACTTTTAATAATTAATAGATATAAAAATTATGGCAACAATTACTAAGAAAAAAACACAATCAAAAGTAGATGAAATTTTATCTAAACCTTTTAGACTAATATTACATAATGATGATTATAATACCTTTGACCATGTTATCAATTGTCTTATGAAGATCTGTGGTCATGAGGTCGAACAAGCTTCTCAATGTGCTCATATTGTACACTTTAACGGTAAGTGTGATGTCAAATATGGTGACTATGAGACTATATCTACTATGAAGGAAAAGCTTCAACACTCAGGTTTGATTGCTACTCTGGAAGTAAATGGTTAAGGTTTTCTTCCAAACCAGTCGAGATTTCCACCGTAGTTACTATTACTAGATTTAAATCTATTCATAACTTGTCTTCTTACCTTTAAGACTTGTCCGTAATCTACACCTTCAACATAGTCTATTCCTGATAGACACTGATTGATATAGTTAGACATTTCTTTATCCATGCTCTTGGACATCCATTCGTCTATCATTTCTTTGAATTCTGATTTGGCAAATATGGAAGTAGTATTCACGATAGTCATTACACAATCGTCATGTCCAACATCAGCAGCGTACTTTATGTTACCAGCTGAGGTTGTATGTTTAACAAATGTCGTAATTTCTCTTATAGTTTCTTCATTGTTGATAGAGAATCCTTTGGATAACATTAACTCTTGATAGTCTTTTACTAAAAGATTTTTATTTTCCCCAACTTTTAGACCTACTTTTTCCTCAGTTGAATCTGCTCTGTGTTTATATCTTACGAATACGCTAGAACCATAGTTGTTGTTACCATCAAACACATGAGGCATTTCAGCTAGTAGTGCGTTTCCGTAGTTGTTTAATTCTAAAACTATTTTGACATTGTCAGGATTGAGATACTCAAACACAATCATGTATAATAGTTCAGCTAATTGTTTTACTGAGATTATGTTACTTCTAAAAATACCTACTTGTTCCAATCTAAAGAAATCAACTAATGATTTATAGGAGAGTTTTTGAGCATCTATAAGATCCTTCGACTTATGACCTATTCTAAAAATATTAATTACTGAATAATCCTGTCCAAGTCCTTCTGATATATCCACTGATAGAACAAATTTATATTCTTTTCTTCTTATTGGCATAAATAAATCATCATCATCTATCCATTTCAAGCCTTCATAACTGAATTTAATAAACTTATTAAATTCAAATATATCTTCATAGATATAATTTTTCTTATTTTTAAGTAGATCCTCAATTATTCCTTCACTTAAAAGAGATTTACTTGAGTTTATAAATCTTAATCCATATTCTTGATTAAATGCGTCTTCACCTCCAATATCTTTTATGGCTTCTTCTTTCCAAGTTGTTATTTCTGCAATTGATATAATAGGCACTTCAAGACCATTTTTATCAATAAACGTCATTTTTTTGACACTCTCATCTGTGCACAAATCGTTATTAAATACATTTATGACATCTTTTAATAAATCCATATTGTATTCCATAAAAACCTTAGTATGTGATCCCCAAGTCTCATTAACAATATCAAATATATCTTCTTTAGTGACTCCATGTTCATACATTTTATGTGGGTTTAATCTTATATAAGTAACAAATCTTCCTGGTACTTGGTACCAGTAAACTCTCATTGGTTTGTAGTTGTTTTTCTGTGGATCGCCATCCGGTCTTTCTGCATCGGTTAGTAACTTGTGAAATAAGTTCATACCGTTAGGTGTGGATGTAATAATAATTTTAGAGTTCTGAACGGCCGCTGTGGTTGGAAAGGCCGCTGTATAGTAAGGTTCTATAATGTTAGATGGGATGTGTGCAAACTCATCAAGATAAAGAACGTCAATGGTAAAACCGATGGCTGGTGTCTTTGTTCTAGCTGATGTTTTAATTCTACAACCATTCTCGAATGTTAATGATTTTTGGTTCCATGTTTTTATACCTGGCTTCAAAAAGAATGGTAGTAGTGAATAGATTGATTTAATTTTATCAACAATCTCTACCGCAGTATCACCTTTGTTGGCTACAATCATTATATTCTTATCATTATCAAATAGAATTTTATGTAACATGAAGATAGCTGATGAGATTGTTTTTCCAACCTGACGAGACGCCATTAAAATATTAAATCTATTATTAACGAAGTTATCTAGAATCTCTTTTTGGTAATCTCTTAGTTTAATTGAACCAACAGAACCATCTTCTCTTTTTACTTTACAATACTTTTCTACGAAGTAATGAACATCTAATGCACACCTGATATATTCTTGTTGTTCTTCTGGTGTCATCTTAAAAGTAACACCTTGTCTTCTTAAACCAACTTCGGATTTTAACCATGGGTTTTGATATCTTTTAACAACAATACCATCATTTATCTTGTCTGTTGCCTCATCGACTAACTTAGTCGTGAATATCATTTGTCTTTCTTGTGTGTTGTTTAACGCCATTTAGTTTTGAGAGATATATAAATTTTAATATATATTGTAAAAAACCACTTTCTTATGTCAAAATCGGAAAATGAAAGAAATAGACTTCAGGATGAATTTGATCAAATTCAGTCTGAGGGTGGTGATTTTGATTTATCAAAACATCTAGCAAGACCAGAGGATCTACCAGATTTAGGAGAAATAGAAATATATGACTATGACTCTGATTTGACAGTTGCTAGTCAACAGTCTATGGAAGTTCTTGAATCACTTGTTGATTTATATCTAAGCGATATTCCGCAATTAAAAGAACATCCATATATTAAGAATAAAATGAAAGAAGATGCAATGGTTTATGCTGAAACTATATTCTTAACTAAAATGACTAGAAAAAACTTTCTTTCTCAATTAAGACAAGTTGATAATGGTGATAATTC